TTCTGCCTTATACGCGGGAATACTAATGAGACCTTGCACAAGTGGGATATTGAGCCATTTGACTTCGCGTTTATAGATGGAGGGCATTCTGTAGAGACCATTCAGAACGATTACGAATGGGTTGCACAGAATATAAGTGAGGGTGGCACGATCATCCTTGATGATTGGTATGACCCCGCATTAGGTAGTCACGGTTGTAACTTCCTTGAAGACAAGGGAGAGGTGTTAGAGCAAAGAGACAGAACCCCAAAGGGATGGGTTCATTTATTGAAGGTAGCGGCATGAAGTATCAGCCCTACCGCGATGAGCCATTTCAGAGGGACTGTGAAGACCGTTATAAAACGATTAAGTTTCTTGCCAGCAGGTTTACTCGCCCGTTCTCGGTTTTGGACGTTGGTGCTAATTACGGCTGGTTCGGACAACAGTTAGTCAAGGACTTTGAAGACTGCGCTTACATTGGTGTTGATAATAAAACAATAGACCCACATCCAAGAATATGGCACGTAAACCGACATATGGCTGCGGCAGAGTTTGGGGCTTTATCCAAGTCAGAGAATTTTGACATTGTTCTTTGTCTGTCTGTATTACACCACTTCGAGGACTACGAAAGGGCGTTTAACGCCATGAAGCGATTGGGTCAGTATACCTTCTTTGAAATACCCGGACCTAACGAAGACGAGGCAGTAGGTGGTGCAGAAAGGCACGCGGCTATTGCGAAGATATTTGAGGGCGGTGAAGCCATAGCAGAGCATAAAAGCCACTTAGACGACACCCTAAGACCGATGTATTTATTGAAGGCCGAGCCGTTCATTACTGAACAATCTCTTGATGTTGCTGACAGGGGATCGCCTGGGTACACAACCTACAAGATACATTCAGACTTTAACCGCTGCCTTATTGAGATAGACAGAACGCCTGTTGAGGCAAAGAAGGAAATAAGAAACTTCATCCCCGGCATGAACGCTCATAACTTTCGCTTACTTGGAGGTAAGGTGGATATACCTGAGATTGAAAACCATCCAGACCCAAAGCCCTGGAACTACATCATAGGGGATGGTGTTCATGCAATAGACACCCTGCATGTGAAAGCACGATGAGAGCCTTGATAACAGGCGTTACCGGGCAGGATGGTGCGTACCTATCACGGCTTTTAATTGAGCAGGGATACGAGGTCTTTGGGGCTTACAGACGATCCTCTCAACCCAACCTATCCAGACTTGAAAGACTGGATGTTGAGGTGGAGATGGTTCCCTTTGAATTGGGGGAATACGAGAACGTCAAAAGAACCATAGACAAGATAAAGCCGGATGAGATTTACAATCTTGGTGCGATGACCTTTGTGGCAGATTCTTTTGAACTGCCTATCTACACCATCGACATCAATGGACTGGGAGTAGCAAGAATACTGGAGGCTATTCGTGGGAAAGATATTAGACTTTACCAAGCATCGACAAGCGAAATGTTTGGAAATGCAGCAGCTAGACAGACTGAAGACACTCCGTTCATTCCAAGATCACCCTATGGATGCGGAAAACTTCTGGCGCACTCTTTATGCCGCAATTATCGGGAAGCCTTTGGAGTCAAAGTCTCCTGCGGAATCCTCTTTAACCACGAATCCCCCCTCAGAGGACCAGAGTTCGTCACCCAAAAGATAGCTCATGGCATTTGGGATATGAAGCTAGAGCTTGGTAATCTTTCTGCAAAGAGAGACTGGGGCCACGCACAGGATTACGTGGAGGCTATGTGGCTGATGCTACAGCACGCTCCTGACGACTTTATTGTTGCTACGGGCAAATCTCACAGCGTCCATGACTTCATTGATGCTGCTGCTAAAGAAGCAGGCAGATGTCCTGATATTAAGATCAATCAGAAGTTTTACAGACCCACAGAAATTAACCATCTGTGTGGTGATGCAACGAAAGCGAAAGATATTTTAGGGTGGGAACCAACCACCACCTTTGAGGAATTGGTTGGAGAAATGGTGAGGGAAGCCAAATGCTTAACATCTTTATCGGATACGATGCAAAAGAAATCGCAGCCTATCAAATCTGTGCGTACTCAATCCAACGGAACTCAAGTGTCCCAGTCAGTATAACGCCCTTAAACATACGGCATATATCTGACTTCACTAATACAGATTATAAGGCTAGTACGGAGTTCGCATTCACTAGATTTTTAGTACCGTATCTATCCAACTATTCTGGTCTTAGCTTGTTTATGGACTGTGACATGCTGGTACGGTCGGACATAAACGACTTGTTTTCACACATGGATGAAGATTGCGATGTCATGGTTGTGAAGCACAAATACGAGCCGAAGCCGGGAAACAAATTTCTGAATCAGGAACAGACGAGTTATAGCAAAAAGAACTGGTCATCGGTAATGTTATTTAATAATGAAAGATGTAAAACTCTTAGCAAGCACTATGTAAACACGGCACCAGGATTAGGATTACATCAGTTTGATTGGACAAATAATGTCGGTAGTTTGCCAAGATCCTGGAATCACCTTGTAGGTGAGTACGAAGCAAACACCGATGCTGACCTTGTTCATTTTACTTTAGGTGGGCCGTACTTCGATAAAACCTCTGACTGTGAATATTCAAAGCAGTGGTGGAGTTACTGGCAGGAAGCTAATTCTGTTTTAGATGTAAAAATACTGGAGGGATAGTATGTTCGACTCAATTGACGACGCAATAAACTTTGGCAAGCAAAAGAAGAATGACGGAGGGCTGCCGTTCTTTCGTTGGGAGTCCGTACTAAACAAGAAGACGGATGAATACGAAGACGTTGCTTACGTGCTGATCGTAAACAAGGGTGATTCCAAATCTATAATGGATGATCCGGTTAATGACGCGCATAAAACAAGATGGCCGGATCACTGGAAGGCTTTTTGTGATGGTAGTGATGCTCCGCTAGAGGGTATTCCTCTAAAAGAGTTCCCAGCAATGACACCGGCTGACATAGCCAACTGTCAGCGATACCACATAAGAACAGTTGAAGACTTGGTTGATTATCCTGACGGTCAACTAAAGAACCTGGGCGGCAGGGGTGTGTCATTAAAGCAGGCCGCAACCAAGTTCATGGAATACCGGCAGGGGCCGGACATTGACGAACTCAAGAAACGCATTGAAGAACTGGAGAAATTAGTTGTCAACAATACTGGCAATGTGCCAAAACGTGCTGCTGGAGACGGGGTTTCAAAGCCCAAGCACTCTGGTAGGAAACAACAATCAAGACGTAAGAGTAATACTTCAGGTAGCAAAGCGAGCAGCGAATCGGCTGGCTGAAGAATACCCGTGGACGGTCTTAACCAGGGAGCATGAATTTACTCTGGTAAAGAACCAGCCGTCCTATGAATTGCCGTCTGATTTCTCAAGGTTTATCAATAACACCCTATGGGATCGGGTTGCTGCACGACCAGTCGCTCAGGTTTCTCCACAAGTATGGCAGGAGTTCAAGTCTGGTCTGGTTAGGACAGCGATCTATAAACGCTGGAGGGTAAAGGCGAATGAGGGTACTAAGGAACTATTCATAGACCCAACTCCAACGACTACTCAGTGTACGTTTGAATGTCGTGATGGCACTAAAGTAAAGATCGGACTTGTCTACGAGTACATCAGTGATGAGTGGGCGAGAAGTTCAGCGGGTGTTGCGCAAAATACATTCTCTGCTGATGGCGACACGTTTATTCTACCCGATACCTTGCTGGAACTGTCTATTCGATGGCGCTGGTTGAGTGCTTTATCGCAAACCTATATTGAGGAAAAGGCAGAGTTTGACCGCGCTTTGGGAATAGCAAAGTCACAAGATGGAGGTACGTCAAACATAAGAATGGACGGTGGTCGATCCTTCAGGCATCCGCATATACCGGAGACCGGAATTGGTCTCTAGGGTTACAGCTAGACAGAGAATCAGGTCGTCATTCAGATCACCCACACCCGCCCCTATAGGCGGATGGAATACTCGTGATGAGGTGGGCAACATGCCTATCGCAGACGCGGAGATTCTGGATAACTGGCTACCGGATGTTAATTCCCTCAAGCCCAGAAAAGGCTATACGCAGTTTACTTCAGGTGTTGGTTCAGGGGATGTACATACGCTTGCGACCTATGTCGGCACTACTGGAACCAAGAAGTTCCTTGCTGCTGGCGGTACGAGTATTTATGACATCACCTCCGGCACGGCAACATCTTTAGCAAGCGACCTTTCACCAACTCCCTGGGCTACATCTGCATTTAACAACCGCCTGATCTTTTGT